CGGATGACATTGAAAAAAACTGACATCGGACCCTGATATCCTTTTCTGCTACCAACTGGCAGAAATTCTAGGGAAATCGGTGTCCGAAATTATGCAATTTAGTTCGACAGAGTTGCAGGGGTGGGTCGCATATTTCAGTTGGAAACGTAAACAACAGGAAGAGCAGGAACGTAAGTGGCAACGCAAAAGAAAATAGTTCTTACTGCTGAGGACCGGACGAAAGGTGCATTTCGCAGTGCTCAGCGGAACATGGGGAAGCTGGAATCTGCAACTGCTGGATTACAGAAAGCCTTTGCTTTCATGGCTGGTGCGTATGGTCTTCAACTTGTAGCACGTTCTTTTATAAATGCGGCCGACAAAGCAACGCAGTTAGAAAATAAACTACAACTTGTCACTGACGGAACTAAGGATTTGACAAGAGTTTATGGGAAATTATTTCAGGTTTCTAAAGATACCAGAGTCAGTTTTGAAGCCACTTCCGAACTGTATGCCCGCCTAGCACGTTCCAGTGATCATTTAGGTCTTTCAGAAGAACAATTATTCCAAATCACAACCTCGTTGAACCAAGCATTTGCCGTTTCTGGTGCTGGAATCATGGAGACTTCATCAGCAGTCCGTCAATTAGGGCAAGGTTTAGCATCAGGTCGATTAGCTGGTGATGAATTGCGTTCCATCATGGAAAACGCACCCCGGGTTGCAAAGATGATTGCAGACGGCATGGGGATTCATATCGGGCAATTGAGACGACTAGGTAGTGAAGGGAAATTGAATGCAGAGTCAGTGACACAAGCCATTCTTAAAATGGGTTATGAAGTAAAAGCAGAATTTGAGAAAACATCTGGAACTGTAGCACAAGCAACCACTGCAATGAGTGATTCATGGATGAATTTTGTAAACGTGTTTGATGAATCTACAGGAACATCGGGAATTATAACTCTAGGACTAGAACGAATGTCCAGAGGTTTGGATTATTTTGCAAGAACAGTTTCTGGTGAAGATCCTTTTGATTTATGGGGAAATTCACTCAAAACGTTGCGAGAAAAATTAACACAAACGTATGATGATTTAGATGCATGGCAAGATAGTAAAATTCTACAAGGTTTATTACCGAAGTTTGACGAATCCTCAATTCTAAAACTGCAAGCGATCCATGAAGCAATTTCAAAGAAGACAGGTGAATATGAGGATGTGACTCATCTATTTGCCGAAGATGAAAAAGTAGTTGAAGCACTAGGAGATGCATGGACGATGGTTTACAACGAATCCACAGGAGCATTGCAAATCATTTCTGGAATCACAGAAGAACAACGGAATTTGTTAGAAGAAACATTAGCTCTGAATCGATTGAGAGAAGCAGGCAATGAAGCATTAGGAATATGGAAATCACAACAGGACGAAATTGCACTGAAAACTGAAACAGAAAGACGAGCATTGCAGGACATTGTAAATCTTGAGAATGACGTGACTCGGGATCTTGAAGATCGGTTGGCTTTAATGGCTGAACAGAAAGCATTAAAAGATGAATCTGCAACGTGGAATGTGGAATTAACAGGATTTAAAAAGGAATTAAAAGGGATTGAGGATTTGAAAAATGCGAGACTAGAACGCATTGAAAAAGCCTATGGAGCTGAAACGCTTCTTCATGACGAAATGTTGCGTCAAAAATTATCAGCAGAAGAAGCATACAACACTGCAAGAAATTCATTAATCCGACAGGAAGTTGCAAGTGTCGTAGGAGGATTAGCATCACAAGCATCTGCTGTTAAAGATCAATCGAGAGATTTGTTTGAAACATGGCAAGCCATGTCTATTGTCCAATCAACAATGAATGCATACGAAAGTTTCACTAAAACCATGGCCAAATCGCCCTACCCTTATCCTTGGAATGTTGTAGCGGCTACAGCCTCACTGGCATTGACTATGGCGTATGTAAATAAGATTTCTACTATGCAATATCCAGGGAGAGAAAAGGGTGGAAGTGTTATGGGGGGCAAATCCTACATCGTTGGTGAAGCAGGACCAGAGTTATTCACACCAGGAAGGACGGGTGGCATTACTCCAAACAATAAACTAAGAGGAACAACAAACGTGAATTTCCAGATCAATACAGTAGATGCATCGTCATTTGATGTTCTTCTGAATTCCCGACGTGGAATGATTGTAAATATGATCAACCAAGCTATGAATCGGCAAGGACGAGTAGGATTAACATGAGTGGAACATTCCCATCTTCACCAGCATTCCAACAGGTTGATTTCAGATCAATCCTTCCAACATCAGTTTCGACTTCAATCTCAGGACGAAGGCAAGCACGGCAATTGGCAGGACAACGTTGGGGGTTAACAGGAATATTACCACCTATGACACGAGCCTCATTTGCTCCGATTTTCGCATTTTGTGTCAAACAAAGAGGACAACTCGATACATTCACACTAATTCCTCCAGTTCTTTCAACAAGGCAAGCGACAACAACAATTGGATCTCCACTTGTTGCTGGTGCTTCACAAACAGGCCGAACTCTTACTACTGATGGTTGGGGTGCAGATGGAACATGCATGAAAGCAGGAGATTTCTTTAAACTTACTGGAAATGATAAAATTTACATGTGTACTGCTGATGCAACTGCATCGAGTTATTCAGCGACTTTGACTTTTGAACCTGCTCTTTTGACATCACCTGATGATAACACTTCAATCACTGTCAGTTCTGTTCCTTTTACGGTGTCATTAAATTCTGAAATTCAGGAATTTTTTGTAGATCCTAATTACTACGATTATGAAATTGATTTTATTGAAGCATTATGAGTAGGACACTGAATTCGGTAATTACCGAAACAATCAAGCGAGGTAGTTATAAATTCTGCCATCTGGTTGAACTCCAGTGGGATGCTGACGATGGTGGAAGTGATTATCTTACAGATGCACAGCAGGACATAACTTATGGTGGAAACACGTATTCATCGAATGCATTTTTACTTGGTTACAGTGACACAAAAGAAAGTGCAAGTCTGGAAACAGGTGAGATTAACCTAGTTCTTGGTGGTGCAGATCAAACGTATATCAGTCTTATTTTAGGTGGTGCAGGGTATATAGATCGGAAAGTCATCATCCAGAGATTGTTTATTCCAGATGATTTCATTGGAAGCACGATTTCATCACCACTTACAACTGATACTTACTTAACAGATCCAGTTACAGGAGGACCAGACACTTTAGTACTTCAGGCTGATTTAATAATTTCAGGGACATCATCTTTACGTGAATTAATCCTAGGTCTTTCAACAGGAGACCAAGAAGATCCAGTTGCAGTAACAACCTATAACGGCAGGATCATGGGTTATGCAATAAGTGAAAGTCCTGATTCCACTGTAATTACTTTGAAAGTTGCAAACCACTGGGCTGATTTTGAAAGGATAAATGCTCGCAAGACCAACAATGTAGATCAAAAACGTTTTTTCAGTTCAGATGACGGGTTCCTGTATTGTGCAAAGATGCGTGAACAGGAAATTCTCTGGGGTTACGGGGTTTAATGGTTAATTTAGTTGATTATATTAGTGAAAAAACATCAGGCATTCATAAAAGTGCTGGAGATTTTCTCAAAGGCATGGTCAGTGATGTTTATTACGCTGGCAAAGAAATCTGGACTACAATTTATGAAGCTATTTTTGGTGCTCCACCTGATTCACCTGATCCTGAAGACACTTCGTATCAACAAAGAATTAAGAATGATGATGCTGTTAGAATCGTCTATGGAGAAAGGATGATCGCAGGTAATTTGGTTTATATGAATGTTTCTTCTGACAACAGATATTTATACGCAGTCATTTCATTGTGCGAAGGTCCGATTGATTCAATTCAAGATGTTTATATTGATGATGAATTGGTCTATGAAAGTGGTTCACGAAAAAGCTACACAACCGCAGAGGATGCAGATGATTCCAAGTATGATCGAGTGCAAACTTATTGGACTGATTATGCATTCCAAACTGGAACTTTTTCGCAGACTGTTCCTACTGGAGTACATGGTGCGAACTGGGTTAACGAAATGCAGGAAGGTGAAGCGAAATGGTCATCAAATCATCGTTTGAGAGCTTTAGCAAATGCGTATTTCAAATTTGAATGGAATGCAAACACTTGGTCACGGATGCCGAAAGTTAAATTCGTAGTAAAAGGTCGGAAGATTTACGATCCAAGAACAGTAGCAGGGCAGACAGCATCCACTGCATCAACCTGGACTTATTCTGTGAATCCTGCATTAGTGGTTTTGGATTATTTGAGGAATGGTTCATCAGATTATGCAACCGATGAAACTGATGGTGCGATCCATATAAAAGGACGGTACGGATGCAGTATTCCAGACTCAGAAATTGACATGGACTCGTTTGGAACTTCGGCTGATATCTGTGATGTTTCAATCACGTTGTATGGTTCAACAACAGGTGCAAGGTGGACTTGCAACACCGTTGTCGATCCATCCCGTAAAATATTAGAAAATCTGAAACAACTTCTTTATTGCTTCGGTGGGCAACTTACTTGGAGTGCAGGGCAATATAAATTAATTACAGAA